CCGTTAATGATGGGTACTTCCAACCGCAACTTACCGGTCCTTCTCCGACGGAGAGAGCATGCCAAGTCGTAGCACGCTTTGTTGATCAGACAAAGCATGGGAAAACTCAGCAAGTTTCCCTGCATCGAACCTCTCCGAATGGGATGGGAAATCCCCTTCTTCGAAACCCAATGCATGTCCTCCGCCTTGAAGCTCCGCCGTAGAGCTTCAGCCTCCTCAGGGAGGAGATAGGGTGACGATGCGAGGACCTCCGAGATCGCCTCGGTGACCTGGAGGTAAATATTGTCAGTGGCCGCGGAGTAATCCCCACTGATCAGGTCCTCGCCATCCACACGCCCGTCCAGCACCCGACGGACGTGTTCCTTCCCGACATCTCCACGAACGAGCCACTTACGTGACGATAAGAAGTCATAAAGACATTCGTGGACAGGCCGGAGCACCCTCTTAACATAAGCTGACTGCATCGTCACAACCCTGAACTTTCCCTTGGTCTTGGCGACTCCGACGCGGAGCCCATAGCGATCAGGGGGGAAGATTCCATGCGGGCAATCTTCCTCAGCCGACGAGACAGCTAATGTCCCTCCCTGCCCTGCGGGGATTTCCAGGCAACCGTTCTGGTCGGGAACCTGAACGGAAGACCTGTACGTCTCCATCCTCCTAGCCCACTGAGAGCCAACCAGGCGGGATACCTGTTGGACGAGCTCTCTCAGCGGTTCCTTACTCCAGCTCGTAGGAGCAGCAGGGTCGACGGCGGGGTCTACGGCAACACGAGATTGCCAGGCCCCTCGAGCCGCGCCGGCTGCCCTCCTATCACAAGGCTCGCAACTGACATCAAAGAACCGATCACAGCTCTTCAACGTCTGACGTAGACACCGGGTGTCTACCTCACTACGACCTTCAAGGAGGACAGCCTTCCTACTGTTCCACCACTCTCTGAGATCGTTGCAATTCCCCCGGGGTACTTGGAAGTACTTCCCGGGTTGTGGCGCAGCGCACCCCCCCCCACGAAGGGGGAAAGCGAGCCAGACCACGGAAATTGCGCGGACCAGAGCTTGTCTGATCTTCCCAGCTGCAGGACAGCGGGAGCAGACGCCCGACAGAGAATCCACCATCGCGTGGAGGAAACTTGACGGCTGACCCAGAGCTGGCTCTGGCACGGGATTCAAAC